CTGCCAAGCCGTTCGTTCTCCACAACGGCGAAGTCGTTACCGTTACCACTTCCCTGTCCAATATGCACATTATGCTTGCAAGCCGAGGTGTGCAAACAGAGATCACAAACAAAGCGGTGTGGCCGGTCGCATGGCTGAAATTGCACCCGGGCGAGAACCTGTTCCGATATGGCGCCGCGTCCGGAGAACAGTCCCTGCAGGTGCAGATTTGGCACCGGCAAAGCTATGGAGGTGCATAACCGTGGAAACTCCCATTCTGTCGTTTTTCTCCAATGAATTGGTTCATTGCTTCGATCTGGGCGAATACAAGAGCCTGCGGTGGCGGCCTATGTACGATAAAATTGGAGAATTTGAGCTGCATACCAGCCCCAGCCTGTTCGCAAAAGTCAAGTGCGGACAACTGATTTTAAGACCGGACAGGCCAAAAGAAACCGTTAAGGTGGAAGGGATCGACATTGAAAGCGGAAATCTTATCATAACCGGGCGTTTTCTGACCTGCATTATGGAGGATGCCGGAATCCGCAACATCTATAATTTTGACTGTCCGATTGAGGAAGCCATGCGGACGTTGGTAAAGGAGCAATACGGCCGCGTAACACGCGCTTTGCCGGTAAAACTCGCCGCAGCCGGGGGCTTTACCCCGACGATTCAGTGTCAAGTAAGTCTGAAAAACCTTTTTACCGTTCTTGCTGCCATGGCCAAAGCGGGTGGCCTGGGGTTCCGGGTCTACGCCGATCCGGCCGTGCAGGCGCTGTTCTTCGAGGTCTACGAGGGTGTAGACCGGACAGAAGGACAGGAAGAAAACGCCCGTGTTACCTTCTCCAATGCCTATTTCAACATTGACGATCCCAAATATCAGGAGAACGAAGCCAATTACAAGAATTATGCGATTGTCTGCGGCGCCGGTGAGGGGCTGGACAGGACTATCGTAGAGGTTGACCGGACGAGCGGCGAAGACCGCCGGGAACTGCTGGTAGATGCCCGCGATCTGTCCCAAGGGGAACAGACAGAGGACGAATACAAGGCCATACTTACGCAGCGGGGACACGACAAGCTGGATGAACATAACAGAATCCAAAGTTTTGAGGCGGGCATAAAGTCAAGCAGCCAATTCCGCTATACCGAGGACTGGAACCTTGGGGACATTGTGACCGGCAGACAAACGGAGTGGGGCGTGTCCATGGACCAGCGTGTCACGGAAGTGGAAGAAATTTATGAAAATGATACCATGACCGTGGTTCCTACTCTGGGAACCCCTGCCCCGGAAACCTACAATTTGGAGGATAACATAGCATGAATAAGGAAATGGAAAAGAGCAGCGAAAACGGCATGTTCTTGGACGGCCGGGATTATACCGCGTCTGAACTTTACAAAACGATTGCGCTGCTTGTTGGCAACGGCGTTTATTCCAATGAGCTGACGCCGACGGCCACCAACGAAAATATGACAATCACCCACGGTACAGGTCATGCATGGATCAACGGTGTTGTTTATATGAATTCTACTCCGTTCGTGCTGGATATTGCGACCGCTGACGGCAGCCTGAACCGGTACGACAGCCTTATGCTGCGGCTGAACCTTTCTATAAACGAAGTTTACGCCATTATCGTGCAAGGCGCCTATGCCACCACCCCGCAGCCGCCCGCCTGCACGCGAAACGCCGAAACCTTTGATCTGAAGATTTGCGATATTTACGTCCCCGCTGGCTGCACGAAGATTACGCAGGACCAAATAACGGACACCCGGCTGGATTCGTCCGTTTGCGGCGTGCCCGTTTTTCCAGTGGAACATTTGGACATGACAAGTTTTTACCGGCAGATTTCTGCCGACCTGTCGAAATTCCGGGAAGACGAAGAGGCGGAGTTCGCCGCGTGGGTGGCGGAGCAGGAAGACACCAACATGACCACCATGACCGACTTGGTGGAAGCTGTACGCGATACCAGCGACGAAAGCCGCGCCGAAATTCTGGCCCTTTTGCAGCAGCTGAATACTCTGGTAGACAGCGACACAGTTGGGACACTTATTGCCCAGATAAACAACGCCGTTAAAAAATCCGGTGATACCATGACCGGTGATCTGAACATGGGCGGCCATGCGATCATAGGCGCGGAGCTGACGCAAATCGTTCAGGCCACGCTTACCGCCGCCGGCTGGTCGGCCAGCGCCCCCTATACACAAACCGTTGCCGTGGCGGGGGTAACGGCCGGAAGTCCGCCGTATATCACGCCGGTATATTCCGGGGTGGTGGATGCGGATATTGCCCTGCGGGAAGCTTGCGCGGCCGTGAGCTATGCAAAGCCGGGGGCCGGAACCGTCACGTTTGTTTGCCTTGAAAACAAGCCGGAAACGAACATTCCGGTTCAGGTGGAGGTGAAGCGATAATGGCTGACGTATTCGCATACTTAGAGGGGTTCGGCGCCAGCGGCGGTAGCCCCAACAAATCGACAATAATCGTGACCGCCCCCACAGGTTCCACTGTAACCTGCAAGATGGGGTCTACCACGAAGACGGCCACTGAGAAAAATGGTGTCTGGACATTCGGCGGGCTTGACCTGGGTACGTGGACGATTACATCCACGAAGGGCGGAGATAGCGCAACTCAGGACGTTGTCATTACCCGGCTGACCGTGGAGTATGTCACGATCGTATACCGAATTACCCCGGAGTTTGCCTACACCGGAGATTACGAGATTGTCGATGACAGCGATAATCCTATTTCGGATTTCGCAAGTTGGAAGAACAACTGGAAGATTAGATTTTTAACCTCTGGCACATTGACGTTTACCAAGTTAAATGGTTGGAATGGCCAATTAGACGTCTTCCTTGTTGGTGGCGGCGGAAACGGTGAAACTATCAGAGGTGCCAGAGGTGGCGGTGGGGGTTATACAAAAACCGTCAAAGGCATAAGTATCGCTATTGCAACTCCATATACAGTCACTATCGGCGCTAGTTCCGGGACCAGCAGCGCTTTTGGCGCAAGCGCTAATGGCGCATCTGGCGCGAATGGAGGGTCCGGTGGCGGCGGTGGTGGTAGCTCAAGCGGAACTCCAGGTAACGGTGGCTCTAATGGGGGCAATGGAACGGCCGGAAATGTATCACAGGGAGGAGCCGGGCAGGGAAGAACCACTAGAGAGTTTGGCGAATCTACTGGTAAGCTCTATTCTGGCGGTGGCGGAGGTAGTGCTGCTGGTGCAGGTGCCGCCGGTGATTCTACAGCTGGTGCAGGTGCCAATTTCGGTGGAGCTGCAAAAAATGGAGTAGCCAACACCGGTGGCGGAGGCGGTGCTGCATATAGTGGTACCGCAGGCCGTGGGGGTTCCGGCATCGTAATCGCCCGCAATGCACGGAGGGCTGCATAATGGCAAAATCAATGGCACTCATCGAAAACGGCACCGTAACCAATATGCTATGGTGCTCCGATTCCCAGCCAGAAACGGATACCATCATCAACCCCGCAGACCGTCCGGTAGGAATCGGCGATACCTACAGCAATGGTAAATTCTATCGGGATGGTGTGGAAATTCTCACCCCACTGGAAGAGGCGCTGAAAAAGAATACCGAATATGAATCTGCGTTGACCGAAATTGAAACCGCTCTGGGGGTGAATAACGCATGACCATCGAAGAACGAAAGCGGAGAATTCTCTCGAAAATCGAGGAAATGAAGGCCGAGGGTGCGGACATGAAAAATGCCCTGGCCATTTTGGAGGTGAAGCCGGATGAAGACATGGAGTAACGGCGCCAAAAAGCGGTTGGTGGAAATCCGCGCCGCCGAGGACGGAGAGCAGGATATGCGAGCCATCGCCGCGAGTATCGCCAAGCTGCCCCCCGGTCAGCTGAAGAAAATCCTCACCGACGACATCATTGCCATTCTGGCGAAATACGGGGTGATGCTCGGATGACGATCAAGCAAAAGCAATGCTTGCTGCTGTACCTTGGGTATTACACTGGGGCAGTCGACGGAATTTGGGGCAATAACTCCCGCTGCGCCACCGAGGCATTCCAGCGAAATTACGGGCTTACGGTGGATGGGATATTCGGCATCGGGACAGAGGCACGTATCCGGGAGGTCGTTGCTTCCGGAGAGCTGCCCCAGCAGTCCCAAGGCACCCCGGAGACGGGTGGCGGTGCGGACTGGTGGAAGGATATCCGGTATTTCAAGCGTGCGGAATTCCGGTGCCCCTGTGGCCGTTGTGGTGGGTTCCCGGTGGAACCACAGGAATCCATGGTACGTACCGTGGACGAAATCCGGCATCGGCTGGGTGTGCCGGTTTCCATTGTGGATGGCGGCGGTTCCGGCGTTCGGTGTGCGGCGCACAATGCGGAGGTCGGCGGTGTGGCCAATTCTCAGCATCTGTATGGGCTGGCGGCCGATCTGCACAGTGCCGCAAGTCCGGCGGAGATGAAGGCCGTAGCGGAGGAAGTCCTTGGGCATACCGGCGGAATCGGGCTTTATGGCTGGGGCATTCATGTAGACACCCGCCCCGGCTATGCCCGGTGGAACGGCTGAGAAAGGAGTACCCCAATGGATTTAGAACATGAGCAGCGATTGACCGCCGTGGAAGAGCGGGCGAAATCCAACAGCCACCGGCTGGATAAGGTGGAAGCATCCACCGAGGCCATAACCCGGCTTGCGACCTCCATGGAAGTTATGGCCAACAAGCAAGAACAGGTCGCGGATACCGTTGACAGGCTGGACGGCAAGGTCACGGCGCTGGAAGGAAAACCCGGAAAGCGCTGGGACAATCTTGTGGAAAAGCTGATTTGGGCGGTCGTGGCCGCAGTTGCAGGCTTTTTCCTGGCTCAAATCGGGCTGGGTTGAGCGATATATTTTGTATCTTGGAGGTACACCATGAATGAAAAAGATTTTGTAAATCTGTGCAAAAAGGCCGTCGCTGAATACTCCAATGAGCATTTGGACAAAAGCGACGGCAAGAAGATCACCGAGGACGATGTTTTTATCGTCTGGATGTGCAAGACCTTGCAGAATAGCAAGGCGCTTGCGAGCACCACCCTCTTTGACGGTATGTACTACGAACTTACCTTCAACGGGGACATGAAGGAACTCTATTTCGACGCCTACAAAAAGTGGGAAAATAAGGCCATTTCTATTGGCTGAGTAATTCAAGGAGGAACATACAATGTTTGAATATTTCATTTATCACTACGGCACGCAGATCATTGCGGCCATTCTATGCGCGATCTTCGGCTGCCTGGGCTATGCCATCAAGCAGCTGGCCGTGAAGTACATCAACGACGACACTAAACGCGCGATCGCCCGCGTGGCGGTGCAGTTTGTGGAGCAGGTGTGGAATACCCTCCACGGCGCGGACAAGCTGGCCAAGGCACTGGAAACCGCCGAAGCGCTTCTGAAGAAGAAGGGTATTGATTTTGACGCCGAAGAAATGCAGATTCTGATTGAGGCGGCTGTGGCTGAATTTAACGAAGCATTTAAGAAGCCGTTGACCGCAGAATCCACCGCCGACGCCGTGCGGCGGGTAG